TCGTCTTCAACTAATATAACATCGTCAACCATTTCAAGATGTCTAACAATATTTGCACGTTCTTCAAACGGCATAAAGGCTTTGCCTTTTTTATTCTCTAACCATGTATCGCTGTTAAGTCCAACAACTAGTCTATTGCCTAATTGCTTTGCTGATTTAAAATATTCAATATGTCCAGAGTGTAGTGGATCAAATCCACCAGTTACTAATACTGTATTCATGTAGGTATTTACTTACTACCAGCCGAAGATATAGTCTTTTCTGACATTAGTAATTTCTCTTGCACCGTAAGACTTTAAAAATAACCCTGCGCATTCGTCTGTATCGGCTTGTTGTTCACAAACAATAATTGGTTTATATTTTAGTATCGTTTCAATTGCACCTTTAAGAACTTCAAGTTCGTGACGTTCGCAATCAATTTTTAACAAGCCAAACTTTGGAAGATTTAAATCGTCCATTCTTTTTATATCAATTGATCCTGTGCCAACTTCGCTTACATAGCTACCGCCTGTGTTTATATGATCGTATACCATGTTTACTTTATTGTTTGTACTACCAAGTGCAAATTTATTAATATAAACTTTTGATGGATTAACATTTCTTTCTAAACAAATATATACTTGTTCAAGTGGTTCGTATGCAAATACACGATTAAACTTTTTAGAAAGAGGTTTTGCCCACAAGCCTACATTTGCACCTACATCAATTGCTATGTTAAAATCAGTTACATATTTGTATGCTTCGTCTCTAACATCATCTTGATATTCAGGCGGCCCGCCTTTTTTTATTCTTTTATTAATTAGACGTTCAAAATGATCGTCTGATGTTGGCATCCAATAATTATGTACTAGTTTCATTTTTTGAGCACCGTAATATATTTAATAACATTTATATTAAATTTTTGTACATAACGTTCAGTGATATTCTTGTATGTAATTGTCCAGTTGTATCTATCGAGTTGTCTTTTCCACCATTTTGGATCTTCAATAATTAAATGTGCATTGCGTCCGTCGCTTAGTTTTTTCTTTGCTGGATGACAGGCAATTAAATGATATTGATACTTTGTTGTTCTATTAAATAAATCGTCTAGTGTTTTTTCTAACATATCTATTTCAACATGTTCAAGAACATCACTACTATAAGTCATGTCAACTTGCTCAGGCAAGTCAATTGGGCTTGTCACTGGATCATATGTGTACAACTTAATATCGGGATACTCTTTGGAAATTGCTTGTGAAAGATATCCTTTGCCACTTCCAAAATCTAAAAAGCTATTTACTTCGCCGCTATCAAGAATTTCTTTAACTATTTTAGGAATGTCAGCGCCGCTTCCAAACGCTGACTTACTGTGTAAAGTTTTTAATTGTTTTAAATATTCTGCGCTATGTGCCATTATAGTGATGCATCCTCCATGCCAGCAACTCTAAGTTTTACAACATTAGTAATTTGCCATTGCTTTTGATCAAGTGCTTTAAGTACGCCTAACCATTTGTTACGCATTAGTGCAAACTCGTTGATAATCTTTTCGTAGTCAACAACGTCTGCCTCACCGTCTACGTATTTTTCAACGTCACGGCTTGACAGAGCTCGTTGATAGTTCTCAAGATATTTCTTAAAAAATGAACTACGCAATCTACGTAGTTCAATATTTAAATAGTTTAGAATTGCTTCTATTTCTTGAAGTTGGTTAAACCGCTGTTCAACAATTCCTGGCATCTCAGCTGCTGCTTTTTCAACATTACCTTTGAGTCTAACTTCACGTTTTGCTTCTACAAGTTCAGTTTCAAAATATTGTATAGCACTTGGAATTTTAGAGATATCACGTGATACATCTGAATACCATCCCATTACTCATCCCACTCTTGTTCGTCTTCGTCGTCTTCATCTTCTAAGTAGTATTGAATTGCAGCATCTAAAAGTTTATCATTGCCAAGTGAAGATTTTAATGTCAAGTCGTCAACACCATAATCAACTAGTAAATCAACAAATTTTTCAGCTACAAGTTCTGGCTGTTTCTTATCTAGATAGTTTTTAAATAAGTTCCAGATGTCAGCAATTTGGTCTTCATCCATTTTCAGCAGTTTCCTCGATTAAGTTATCATCGGTATTTACCAATTCGGCTTCTAATTCAGCTAGTTCTGCTTCTCTTGCCAACCGTTCAGCTTCTGCTTCATCGGCTGCAACTTGTGCTTCTTTAGCTGGCAAATCTGCCATAACCTTATCGAGTAATTCGCCTGTCCAACGCTTGCGGAATTCTAGAATAGGTTCGCCGTTACTCATAACATACTCGTAACGATTACCTTTCTTTTCTAGTAGTCCTTTTGCATCCATCAAGTCAAACATACCTGAATATGGATCCATACCTGTTTCATATGGAATCTCAACTTGTACACTTTCAAACGGTTTGTTGTAACGTGTTTTCATTACTTTACACGCTGCTCTAATACCATGTACTTGTGATGTTTTGTTGCCGTCTGCATCCACTTTAAGTTTAAGTTTCTTCATAGCAACAACCATACTACTTGCATACACAAAACCCGAACCACCTGAGATCTTGTCATCTGGATCAAACATATCTTGCGATGCATACGTGTGGTTAGTTACACACATGCCTACATTGTAACTACCAAACATGTTAACACAGTTAGTTACAAGTGCTTTAAGTGCTTTTGCCTTACGACCAAAGTCGCCCTTCATATCACCTTTTTGGAACTGGTCCATTTCAGTAGGCGACATAAGCATACCAAGTGAGTCAACTACAAACAATACTTTTGGACGATCTTCTTCGTTCATTGCTTTGTAGTCTTCCATAAATGTACTAACTGTTTTAGCAACATCATCAATCATTGCCATATTAAGTTTAAGTAATTTACTTTCGTCTGTGTCTACCTTTAGTGCTTGTAGCCAAGTTTCGTCAAGTGCATTTTCACTGTCAATAAGGACAACAAAGATACCTTGGTCTTGTGCGTATTTTACAATATTACCTGACACAATATAAGATTTGCCTGCACCTGATTCGCCTGCAAATACCGACACCTTGCCTAGCGGAATACCTTTTTGAAAGTCACCACTTAGCAAATAGTTAAGTGCAAAGTTACCTGTACTAATCCAATCAGTTGGATCGTTGAAACCTGCACTCATACCCGTAATAGATTTTGTCAACGAATTACGGAATTTCGTTGGATCGAATGTTTTACTGACCATTGTTTCTCCTATCTAAAAAGCGTAATGGGGGATTGCTCCCCCACTATAGTTTATCAACCTTGACGTGAACGAATCATTGCAAGGATATCTTGTGCTCCACCTTCAGCTGGCGCTGGTGCTGCTTCTGCTGCAACTTCTTCATTAGACTTAAACGGAATATCATCATTACGTGTGTCTACTGCTGGAGCAGGAGCTGGAGCACTTTGACTAACAGCCGTTGCTTGTGGTGATGCTGGCTTTGACGGATCGCCTGTACGTGCTTGCATGCCTGCTGGGCGGAAATATTGACTCCAACGATCTGGATCGTAGGCTTCGCCATCTACACTTGCTTCAAACATTTCTGCAAGAACTTTAACAGCCACTTCGTCTGGCTTTTTAGGAAGGAAGTCGTTGAGATTAAACAGTCCGTGTGTATTAACTGCATTCATCTCACTGTCACTTAGTGGACGCTCTCTACGTGCCCAATTACTTGCGCCGTAATCTGCATATCCACCTTTGGAACCTTTTGCAAGACGGAAGTCTACACCAGCAGTATAATCTGTTGGTAATTCTTCCATATCTGGATCCATAAGAGCTGCCTTAATTAACTGAAAGATTTGTGGACCAATAATAAAACGTCTAACAGGATTTTCTGGTGTAGAGTCCTCTGCTAGTGGATTATCTGTAACAAATCCTTGGAAGATATATGAACGTTTCTTCCAATATTTACGACCCATATCTTCTAATGCTGGATCTTTAAACCAACCACGTACTTCCTGTAGAATGCCACAGGATTCGCCGTACATTTCCATGCATGGAACTTGTACTTGTACTGGGCGTGAACTTGTGTCGCCCTTAATACCGCTAAATGGAAGTTTAATCATCAAACGTTCTTTCCAGAAGAAAGTGTTTGAATCGTCCCCATCAGGTAAGAAGCGAAGAGTAGTTTGTTCGCCTTCTTTCATATTCCAAAATGGGTAAATTGCGTTGTCGCCACCGCCTGTGCGTTGACCGCCTGCGC